GCATACTTTTTCGGAAGTCGAGGAATTTGTTAATTGCACCTTTTAAGACAATCTCGATACCTGTAGGAATGTCCTCAAATACTAACGCGATTGATTTTGGGATAGCACTGAAAATGCCGATGACTACCGAAAACCACGCTTTGACGAAATCAACGACCCCGCCCAGGTCAACCTTGAAGCTCGTTGAAGACGATCCAACAGCTTTACCAATACGATCCCATGCGTCAACCCACAAGTCAAAGATAGGTTTGACGAAACCCCAGGCAGTTATTACGGCAGCCTCAATTTGTTGCCATCCCGTAACCGTCATGCCCGCAACTTCGCTCGTTGAGTCGCCAAATATTCCCATGGCTGTTGATAATGCACCAACAGCAATGATCAGTAGACCGATTGGATTTGCCGCGAGCGCGATCCCAAAGCTGATAACCGCTTTCAACACAACACCTCCTAAGATAATAGCAAATCCAGATGCTGCTGCTATAAGGATGTTGAAATTGTCAGCTAGGGCGAGAATTGTTTTAGCAAACACACCACTTACGCCCGTCGCGTTATTCAGATTTCTTGTGAACTCAAGGGCTGCGTTATTCAATACTGTGAATGAGGACGCAATCGTGGGAGCTATTTGACTGAATTGAGCTTGAAGTTCAGGAGCTGCTTTCTTGAAGGCTTCAACCACGTCCTTCGCGCTAATTTTTCCTTGTTCGCCTAGAGTTTTCAATTCACCTCGCGTAACGCCAAACTGTTTCGCGATAACGTCGGCAACTTTCGGCAATCCTTCCATGACTGAACGCAGTTCATCCCCACGCAGCGCGCCTGCTGCAAGTCCTTGGGATAGCTGTATCAGCCCCGCACCGCCTTCCGCAGCGCTTGCGCCTGAAATGACGAGCGCTTGGTTAAGTGAACGTGTCAGGTCGATTTGCTCTTTGTACGTGAGGCCCAATTCCTTTGTTGACAACGCAAGGCGGTTGAACAAGGCCGCATTTGACTCGAGTCCTGTTCGAGTTTCACGCGATATTTTTGAAAGTTCATCGAATACGGCATTGACTTCATCACCCGTCTTAGTGACAAGTTTCAATCTGTTGTCGATATTTGTTGCTGAGTCCAGGAGCTGCCCGAATTCGCGCACGGCGAGGCCTATGCCTATGCCTGCGAATAGCGTTTTGAAACCTCCTAAAGAATTTTGAAGTTTATCGAACTGGGATTCTGTCTTCTTAGCTGCGACGCCGACTTTAGTTAAAGCTGCCTCAGCTTTTTTGGCGCCTATTTGGGCGGGCCGTGAGTCCACCCCCAGCCTTAAACTTGTTTCTTGGGCCATTTTTAACTTCCTGGACCTCTAAGTATTTTTTATCGCATACGGTAATAAACTTAACATACTTTTCCCGCATGTCGAGGTTCGTTATCGAATACACTTCAAAGTAAGCAGCAATTTCAGACATCGGTACGCTCCCTGCCTCTGAGAGCCTTGATCCCTGTAGTCTTAAAAATGCTTGGAAGAATGGTTGTGCGACGGCAAGAAGTTTAGGCTGGATTGAAAGCATGGGAGGTGTCTTTCCACCCACGCTTTTCATCTTCTTGAGTGTGCCTAGTTTGTCTCCAAACTCTGCGATCCACCCGACGCACTCTCGGAGTTTCCCTCAAGCACCTTATCTTGCTTAACCTTGTAGGCGTCGAGTGATCCTGCAAGTTTAATAACCAGATCGCGAAAATCCTTGATTTCCTCAAGGGTGCGAACCGCATTTTCGTAGGAGTATTCGAGAGGCGTATCGCCATCGTATATTCCTTCCCATCCAACAAGCACAGTACGCGCGAGGCACTTAACTGTGAATTCCTTTTGGGATTCTTCGGGGATGGGAGTTCCCGCTTCAGAAAAAGGTAAAATCAATTCGCTGAACATCTTTTTGAATTGAGCATTGCCTAGGCGGGCGAGTTTAAGTCGTGAACCGTTGCCCAGGTCTCGCCACGCGCCTGAGTTTTCAAGGTCTTCGTCTGTTCGTAGGGAATTAAGGTCGAACATTATTTCTCCAGTCGGGTTGAAGAGAGACGGTGACCCGACCACCGTCCCTCAATCCTGCGCAGGATGTCAGGGTATCCTTTAAGATCACGGACCGGCGCGACGACTGATCTGATACATGTAAGTCCCGGCTGTGTTTATGATAACCTCAAACTCAGCAGAGGCGAAGATGTCTTGATCGAGCCCACCAGCAGTGATATCCATTGACGTATATTTCGCGCGAGGAACTGACACGATGTACTCATTCCCGCTGGAATCAGCGACACGGAAATCAAGGGAAAAAGCAGTCGCCGCACGAAAACGGTCAAACAATTCAGACGACTCAAAGTACAATTCGATACTGCCCGTCTGCGAAATTCGACTTGGCTCGACGCCCACAAAACCCAGTGTCCCAATCGCTTCCTGTCCACGAAGTGCATTGTCAAGGTCAATCGATAGTGCATTAAAGAAGAACTGATTTGCGCCTGCATCACCATCAAATGTGATCGTTGCAACGTTGTCGACTGCATTCATGACGGTGTTTGTGTTTGCAGGAGTAACACTCGATCCCGCGAATTGTGTCTCGGTCATATTCGCGTCAGCAGCCAAGATAGAGAACGTCGTATTCAAGATTGATCCCGTTGCCAATTCAAGGCCGAAATTGCCCACGCGACCACCAGTGAAGTTCCAAAATTCAGGAGCGGTCAAGTCGGTGAATTCTTTTTGAACTGTGAAGGAACGGTTGAGAACACCATTTCGAACAAAGTCGAGAGGAGTAACTGTTATCGAGTCACCCGAAGCTTCAGTAGCAACGTCCTGGAAAGGTGCGATGTCAAGAGTCAAGGTAGTAGGCGCTGTGGTGATGCGTGCGTAGAAGGTGCCCGCGGTAGTGAAACCCGTAACTCGAACTATTTGACCTTCAACGGCACCCATTGATGTCCAATCAGCAGTAGCAGCGGATACGAGGTCCCAAGTATTTGGCGAACCGCCTGTCTTGGTCAGGGTAACGTCAGTATTGGGGCCCTCAGCAATCGCTGCGGTGATCCACGTGCTGAACATCGCGGCTTCAATCCAATCGTCGTATGTTGCGTAGGATAGTTCGCCGTTGATGTCGCCACCCGCAGACGCTGAAACCTGAACAGTGTCAGGCACCATTCGATCCGCACGAATTTCCTCCGACACAATGAAGTCAGCGTTGTAGTTCAGTGATTCCGAAGTGAAACGAAGGTTTAGCAACGTTGGTGTAGCGGGAGTGGTATTCCACACTGTTTCTGCGACGTACCGCAACGCTACTCGATTTGAAACTGCAAAAGGCATAATTTCTCTCCTTGTGTTCTAGGCCTAGAACAATGAGTCGCGCTCAAAAGGGCACAACAAGTTTATTTGGTACCATTTGCCATCTGGACCAATTCGACGCGGAAAAGGGGGGAGTCGAAAGAAAACCCTAGAAGTCGGGTCCTGCCATCCTCGAAAGATAGCTGAAATCTCATCCACTATTTGTAACGATAAAGCGTCGCCTTGATTTATAGGCGTGTGTATCATAAGCGTTAATAACCCAGTATGTCGATGGAAATTATTTCCTGGATCGCCCATTGATATTTGATTGGCCCCTGCATCCTGAATAATGAACTGAACCCACGGTGAATTTGTCGGTTTTGTGAAGTCATTTGAGTTAGGAAACGACGTAGGATAATTTGACCCAGCCGCAAAATCGACTGAATATTTAGTCCTGATCGCGTTGTCTTGCGCTTCATATGTCATCGAACAATGCTCCCACCAAACGCAGCCGCAAAACGAAGTGCGTTCACGTCAACCATCCCCTCAGCAGCTTGTTTCGAATGCCCATTTTCTAGAGCGATTATATAAGGTAAGTTGTTCGTAAGCCAAATGACTTGTCCTAACTTAGCTTTCCCGATAACACCGTTTAAACGGTTTAATGATTTTGCGGCACCTAAGGAATCCTCGTCAACTTCATTTGAGGGAGTGTTTATTGACGGGTACCAATTGCCTCGGGCCCGCCCTTCATCAACAGGCGTATCAAGAACAACGGCTGCGTCCAAATCAAGTGCGACCTTTCGAAAGATTTGGCTGGCTTGGCGTTCAGTAACCTCACCAAATTTTTTAAGATCAGCATTGAATCCTTTCGCGCTCTTACTAGCCATTACGCCCTCGCTAATCCAATTTTGTAAATCACTGCTATGCCCGCGGGCTCAACCGGGGTAAACGCTACGACCCTTGTAACCTCTGACCCAATCAACACAATATCGTTAGTTGCGAGTGCTACCCCGGCCGCTGCCGTCTGCTGGGCGGACATAATCACAAATTGGTCGAACGTCGCGACGAGTTCCTCTGAGAACGTATCTCGCGCCTTCGACATAGGCAAAGTGAGTATTTTGACTGCGGTATCTGAATTTGAATTTGTTGCGAGCCCCGTTGTGGGATCGTAGGCGTTTGTTTGCTTACGCAACGTTGCATCTCGACCAAACTTGGTGATCAAAGACCCCGCTGTGTTATCGCGTAAGTTCTCGTAAAACATTATGCCCTCAAAAGGGTTGGTCCCAAAGTGACAGGAATGAGCATCAAGTGAACGTGGGAAATAACGTCTGCGCCACGCAGGCGAGACTTTGCATCGTACTGAACCTCAATAACGTCGACTTTCTCTTTCGTTATTGCCGCTGATCCGGAAGTTACAATTCCCGAAATATCTACTATTCCTTCGCGAATTAAATCTGCAACGATTGCCTCTGCCTCTTTTACGATCAAAGGGGACACACTTTCACCAATTGCGAAATCGTCATTGTCAAATGCCTGATCTCTCGGCCAACCTAAGCGTTGAGAAGCCGTCTTGCGAGTACCGCGCCAGCGAAAATTACGTTCAAGGTAATCAGCAGCTTTTCTTAAATTGACTTCTTTGTCAATTACACCAAGAGTGGCCCAGTTAAGATTCCCGCGTGAAGACCAGTATGCATCAACTTCGGCAACTGTTTGATTTGTGTCAGTTCCAACAATGATAGTCATGGTGAAATTCCCTTCAGGATTAGACATTTGCCTTTTATAAGCGTATCTACTGCCCCACCCGCATCAGTTTCTTCAACGTCGTAGTAGTAAGTCCCCAGTGCAACGTCGGTGTCTGTTGACAAAGGCGCAAATCCCACCGTTCCAGCTGGTGCGCTAATTATAACCCCGACGATTGTGAAAAGTTGAGTCCCTGGGTCAGGGTTTGCTTCAGTATTTACGGTGAGGCGAAACGTCGATCCAGTTATGTCTCTAGCAACTCCCACGTCGTCCTGACAAATGAAACCAACTGCTTTCGTGTCCTTAGTGGCCCAGCAAATGTCCTTAGCGGCATTCTGAATTTGATCAATTATGCAAGTCATTTATATAACTATGTCTCCGCGAGACTGAACCGTTATTGAACCTTTCCCGGGTAGTTCAATAGAACCCTTTCCCTCAATTGATACGAGCGAAGTTTGCGCAATCGTTATCTGCCCTCTTTGAGGAAGTGTCACAAAGCCACGTCCGACAATCTCGATAAAGTGACGGATGAACGCTATTGTAATTGCAACGCTTTGAGATTGCAACCCAGGAAGAACTTGTTCACTGGTTCCTAATAACCCAACCAACGATAAGGCGTTAGCTAACTGCTCGAGTGAAGGCAGTGTCATTGCAGACGTTGAAGTGGGTTGCATCAAACCTGTTGCGACTTGTTCGAGTGAAGGCAGTGTCATTGCAGACGTTGCTTCGAATATTTCCAACGCATTGGCTAACTGTTCGAGTGAAGGCAGTGTCATTGCAGACGTTGCTTCAAATATTTCCAACGCATTGGCTAACTGTTCGAGTGAAGGCAGTGTCTGACTTGAACTCGAGGTAAATATTTCTAAACCGCTTGCGAGTTGCTCGAGTGAAGGAAGCCTTTGCACACCCGTTCCTGTCACGTCCTCAGCATGAACACCCGTCGCCTGTTGCTCGAGTGAAGGTAGTTCCTGGACGACAGTTGAAACGAATATTTCTAAGCCGCTTGCGAGTTGCTCGAGTGAAGGCAGTTCCTGATTTGAACTCCCCGCAAACCCAAATATACCCGTCGCCTGTTGCTCGAGTGAAGGAAGCGTTTGATCTGAACTTGACGAAATAGTTTCAATGAGTGATGCCTGTTGTTCGAGTGATGGCAGGGCCTGTTGCGACGTTGACACAACAACCTCCTCAGCGTTCGCCAACTGGTCGAGTGATGGCAATGTTTGATCTGACGTTGACGTAAATATTTCGAGACCGTTCGCCAACTGTTCAATTGAAGGAAGCGTTTGAAAGCTCGTTCCCGTTACATCATTTTCGTGTGCGCCCGCAGCCAACTGTTCAATTGAAGGAAGCGTTTGCGTTGACGTCCCAGTCAAATTTTCTACGTGGTTCCCAGACGCCAACTGTTCGAGCGAAGGCAGGGTTTGAACGCTCGTCGAAACGAATACCTCAATCCCGTTTGCAACCTGTTCAATTGAAGGTAGGGTTTGATTCCCGCTACCGTTCGGGTTGTTAATATGAGCTACCGTTGCTTGTTGTTCAATTGAAGGAAGTGTCAGCGCTGACGTTGACGTAAATATTTCGACCCCCGCAGCCAACTGTTCAATTGAAGGAAGCGTCTGCGCTGAACTACCCGTGAGGTTTTCTACGTGCGTACCGGCGGCCAACTGTTCAATTGAAGGTAGGGTTTGAATGCTAATTGCCGAAATGCTTAACTGACCATTTGCAACCTGTTCAATTGAAGGCAGGGTTTGGGCCGACGTTCCTGACGCATTTTCTACGTGGTTCCCGTTCGCAGCCTGTTCAATTGAAGGAAGCGTTTGAACGCTCGTTGAAACGAATACCTCAACCCCGTTCACAACCTGTTCAATTGAAGGAAGCGTTTGAATTGCACTTCCATTCGGGTTGGCAATATGGGATACCGTCGCTTGTTGCTCGAGTGAAGGAAGCGTTTGAATTGCACTTGACGTAAATATTTCGAGACCGTTCACAACCTGTTCAATTGAAGGAAGCGTTTGAAGGGACGTACCTGTGAGGTTTTCTACGTGCGTACCGGCGGCCAACTGTTCAAGCGAAGGTAGGGTTTGTTCAGACGTACCTGTTATAACCTCAAGCCCGTTTGCAACCTGTTCAAGCGAAGGCAGGGTTTGAATAGCAGTGCCCGTTAATACTTGTAAACCTGTAGCTACCTGTTCAAGCGAAGGCAGGGTTTGGACCGATGTACCCGTAACTATCTCGACCGCATTTGCAACCTGTTCAAGCGAAGGTAGGGTTTGTTCAGACGTACCTGTTATAACCTCAAGCCCGTTTGCAACCTGTTCAAGCGAAGGCAGGGTTTGAATAGCAGTGCCCGTTAATACTTGTAAACCTGTAGCTACC